AGAGATGTTGAACGATACTCCCGGATTATCTTCTTACCTATCGGCAAGAGTACCCGGAAAAGTATTGTCTGTTGAAGATACTGAAATCCTTAATGGTGATGGTTCTTCTCCAAACCTTGATGGTCTATTCACCGATGGTGCCGCTTTTATCACTTCAGGTGGTGCGTTTGATGATGCGGTCGAGTCTGCAAATGAATTTGATGTGCTTATTGCATCATTGAACCAATTGGCACTTGCTAACTATCAAGCCGACACGATTCTTTTGAATCCAACCGATTTCCATAAAATCGTATTGCTTAAATCAACTGCCAACGAATATTTGAAAAATCAAATCATTCAAGGTATTCAACCAGCAATCAATGGTGTGCCAATTACATTGAACACCGCCGTTACTGCCGGGAAATTCCTTGTTGGTAACTTGGCTCAAGCATCTCAACTTTGGGTGCGTGATGGACTTGGAATCGAATTTTCAAGGGACGATTCTACAAATTTCCGTGATGGGTTTGTGACCGTCAGAGCCCAAGAACGGGTGGCACTTACAACCTATTCCCCTAATGCAATCGTACAAGGTACGTTCTCAACTGCTAAAGCGGCACTTGAAACTCCTTAATCTAACGATTAGTTTTGAACTTGAAAGGGTGGTCATATCGACTGCCCTTTTTGGGTTTAAGAAAAAAAACATATAATATTTTTTATATTATAAAATAAATTATATATTTACACCATAATTAAAACAATAAAAAACAAGATTATGGTCACATTTGAAATTATTCAAACCGAAAACTTTGATGAAAATGAAAGTAAAATTAAAGGTGATATCGATCCTTGCATCAGATGCGGAAAAGGAGTTAAAAATAAAAAATACGCCGTTGAGTTGGTTGATGGTGGTTTAACTGCTTTGTCAAAAAATGAAGAAGCCGATTGGAGTGATGCCGGTTATATGGGGATGCACTTCATAGGAAGTGAATGCAGAAAACACATACCATCAGAATTTATTCACAAATATTAAAAAAACCGGGGGTGGCAACGCCCCCATTAAAAACAAGATTATGAGAAAAGTAGTATTAACAGAAACTTATTCAGGTTTAAAAGGAGAACTTGTAAAATTAACCGGTAAGGATATTATCAGAAAACCTACAAATAAGTACAACGAAATTATTGATTGGAATTACGAAATATTAATTGATGGCAAGAAGCAATGTTTAATGAACGGACACTTAACAAGAGTGAAAAAAATGTTTTGGAATAAATATCAAGAACAATCTCACATAAGAGTTTGGAAAAAAGAAAAGTAAAAAAACCGGGGGTGGCAACGCCCCCTTTGTTTAACCAAAAATTAAATTATGAGAAATCAAAATGAATACAGAATACAAGATACACCGGAATATATAATGGTGAAAAGAATTACCAATGAGGAAAATCGCAAAAACATCATTGAGGCATTAAAATCGTTTGCAATATTATTGACCGCATTTTTCATTTCAATATGGTTGTTCACAAATTTTCTTTTAAATATCGAAACCATCATCGATTGGTGGAATAACTTTCAAATTGAAATATTTTTAATCGACATAATAATATGGCTGAAAAAGATAATTTCCTAAGTAAGAAAAAGGATATGCATATCCACCGGCATATCAACATAAATCAAAATATTGTTAATATTAAAAAATTTAATAAATTAGTAAATAAATTAAATTAGTTTTTTTTTGTTTGATAAACGGAAATGTCCGCCATTAAGTTGGTGGGCATTTTTTTTATACCTTTACATTAAACCAATAAATTGAATAATAATCAAAGAGGGTGTTTTAGTGAATACCTTTTTGCAACTGAATGCATAAAGAGGGGATATAATGTTTCAATGCCTTTGTCGGATGCCTCAATTTATGATTGCGTGGTTGATAATGGCGAAAACTTATTCAAAATCCAAATCAAATCCACGATAAAACTTCCGGTAAAAGATACCATTACAACAATACAAGTGCCGTTGCAAAATTCAAAAAGGGTTTACACAACAGAAAACGTGGATTACTTTGCGGTGTATGTTTATCATCTTGAGGGGTTTTTTATATTTAAAAACGAAGGCAATATGCAGTCAGTAAGATTGTCGCTTGTAGGTAAATATTCCAAAAATTTTAATAACTTTGTATTCACAAGGGACACTCAATCCCATCAATGATTCATTTTTAATTGTTTTGTGAATTATTTTATAAGTTTGGTTAGTAAAGGGTAGCATTTAAGTGTTGCCCTTTTTTTTTATCTTTGTGGAAATAACATATTATGAAAATATTAATGAAAAAAAGCGTTTTATCCTCTGAGGGATGGCGTTGGGAGGAAAAGGTTTACGATGTTGACAACAAGGTTGCATCGGATTATATCAAAAAAGGAATCGGCGTTGAATTTGTCGAAGAAGTAAAAGAGGAAAAAAAAGTAAAAGAAACAAAGGAAAACAAAGTGGCAAGAAAAAGAACCACTAAAAAATCCAAATAAATGCCTTACACCAAGAACACTTATTTCAGCGACCCACCGATTACATTTCAACCGCAAATGAAAATCAATTCCACGACTGGAAGTGAAATCATTACTGCGGCAAATGTCAAGGATTTTGCACGGATTGATACCACGGCAGATGATACCATTATCGGTCAGATGATCACCCAAGCGAGAATCGTGGCGGAAAATTACATTTCCAAGGATATTGTGGCAAAAAATAGAACTTACTATTTGCCATTCGCCAACACAAGAATCGCATTGCCTTTCGCCCCGGTTGCATCTATTTCATCGGCAACCGTTGATGGAACTGCCGCAACATATTCGGCAAAAGGATTGGACAATGAAATAATAGAATTGAACGAACTACCGGCAAAGGAAGTAAAAATCACCTACATCACAACCGGACTTGATGATTCGTTTTTGAAACAAGCGTTGTTGCAAATGGTAACGACCTATTATGACAACCGGTCTGATTTTGTAGTTGGGGAATCAGTAAACGAAATCCCAACAAGTGCAATGGATTTGTTGTCATCATATAAAACCGTGTTTATTTAATGGATGCCGGGAAACTTGATACAAGGGTTGAAGTAAGGCGATTGACAAAGACCGCCGACACTTATGGGGGTTACACCTCAACAACGGCAACCGCATCGACTATATGGGCATATAAAAGAGAAACAAGCGGTGATATTAACCAAGAGAATGGAAAGCGTAGGCGTGAACTTGACATTGAGTTAATCGTTCGCAAAAAAACCGCCGACACTATCTTGAACACCGACCTTTTGAAAATTCAAAATGTATCCGGGGAATATCGTATCAACGGTAAATTTGAATCCGATTACAAATATTATACAACCATAAAAGCCACAAAAATTGATTAGTGTTAAAATCAAAAAGAGCGATTTAAATGATTTGAACCGAAAACTCAATCAACTCAAAAGTTTTTCAAAAGAGGGGCTTTCAAAAGAGATTGGCGATACTGCGGCTTTTTCGGCGGCAAGAATGAAAAAAACGGTTGTATATGATAAGTCTGATTTAAAGAAACAAATCGGATTTGGTAGAATGGGCAAAATGGCAAGGGTGTTTTCAAAGGCTTTTTATTCGCCATTTGTTGAATTTGGAACAAGGGATGGAAATCTCAAATTTGATGATATGTTGGCACTTGGTATTCCAAAAAGTTATGCCGAGCAATTCAAGGCAAATCCACTAAAAAAGAAAACCAACCAAAACGCAAGACCTTTTTTCTTTTCATCGGTAAGGGTAGAACTCAAAAACCTTATGGAAAGACTTGACAGAAGATTAAATAATTTGACACGATGAACGAGGCACTTCAATTTATAAGAAAAGCGATTTTAACCCGTTTAACGGATGCAATTTCAATTGGTGGCAGTTATGTCCCAATTTATAACAGAGTGCCATCTGATGCATCTGAACCCTATATACGCATATTTTCGGTAAGTAATAACGAAAGCGATTTCAATGCCACAAGTTTTATTTCCGAATGTGTTATAAGATTGGAGGTTGTCACGGCGTTTGATTCTGATTCAGGGGGCGAATTGCAATCCAATCAGATAGTAAGTGAAATTTTAAATTTAGTGCGAACGAGGTCGGGTGGTTATTATGATTTATCAAGCGATGGGTTTAATGTGATA